GCTCCTCGATCTGAGGCTCTCTGTTCACGATCCATCATCCAAGCTTTTACTTTACCCATCACCAATCCTCCTTGAATACCTTGCGGAATATCTCATCCAACATCTTTTCTATTTCGTCGCCTGTCTTAGGCTCCACTCCCCATTTTTCTCTGGCTTTCCAACCTCCGCTTTTTTCATTCAACGCACGGTATAATTTTTCAACTATATTAAAACCTGTCCCAAGTGTTTTCCCTTGCTCCAAGCGGCTGATAACTGACTGGCTTACCCCTGCTTTTGTTGCTAATTCAAATTGGCTCCAATCTTTTTCTCTGCGAATTTTTCTTATACTTTGTCCAATATGATCTGTAGCCATTGCCCACATGCCTTCCGCATCACCAATTAATTTATGATTGTTCATCTTCTTCTCCCTTTCCCCAATAACGAATGTGTGGTTTGTTGTCCGTCGCTTCACTGACCTCGACATAAATAGTGTAGCCGTTGATCATAATGTAACCCGACACAGGACTTCGAATGTCAACTATCATCTTCCTCCTCCTCGAATTCTGGTTCCCATGAGCGGTCAACGCCGTTGATGTACTCGCCCTCGAACCAACCACCCTCGTCCTGATAATCAGCATGAATGTCTATGCCCATCTCGTGAAGCCTATCCCAAACTGGAGTAGGTGGTGACCATGCTGTCCAACAACGGAACGAAAAGTATTTTATATCGCCCTCAACAGTAGGCTCTTCAATAATCTCAGGCGCACAGATGTCCCACTTGGTATTCCAGTTTTCATTGTGCCAGTCGTACCAGTTCGGACGACCCTCCGCCTCGCACATCTTGCGCTCTTCATTACCCAACGCACCATGAAACATGTCACTCGGCTCTGGGATCACGGCATTCAAAAACTTCTGTTCCTTGACCGCCTCGTACAGACGGTCAATTTCTTTTGGGTTACCTGCTAGGTAAACACCCTGATAACAATGATTAGGCATTCTCTTTCCTCCTGATAAAAATCCACCTGTAAATGTATTTGATCTCAACCTCGTCTCCGATGTCAAAACCCCAGTGCTTTACGTCAGCACCAACGATGTCAATGATCGGACGATCCCCCTTGCCAGACACCTTGCGTCTGCCATCAGGAGTAATCTGAATAGTCACACCCTCGTCAACATTATGTGTGATAAACCTGTCACCGCGACCAATACCTGACGCAGTCAACCGCTTGCCCTCCAACCAAATGCGAGGGCGACCTCGGTTCGATCCTATCTTGTACTCTTGTATCATGCTAATGCTCCCCATTGCATAGCCATCGCGTCAGCAATGCCCTTGTAAAATTTAGATCGTAGCTTCCAACGATCAGCACTTGGTGGTAACTTGTGACACTCGTCTCGTGCCGTCGATCCGTCGAGACTGCCAGTGCGGTTCAACTTCGGTAGGTTCTTAAGCCACAAACATGTGCGCTTCTTTACATTGTCAGAACAATCATCCGACTTGGCAAACTCCCAAGGTTGTATGCTCTGGGCAAACGGAACGTAGTTCTTGATCCGAGCCTTGGCATGCTTGTGCATGACAGGGTTCTCAACAGCAACCATCGAGATATGTGGGACATTCCATACAGAGGAAAATAACTCTGCACCCTCGTCCAACTCACGCCACATCTCCTCGAGCGTACGGTTCGGAGGTGGTGACGATAACCAACGCACACCAGAATTGCACAACCTCGTGCATGGTGGATGTGCCACCATCAATAAATCCCAATCATCTTGCATCACGTTTCGAATGTCGTCCTGTATGTGACGATTGGTAGGCGTGTCAGATGGTAGGATATCACAGGACCACGCATCATGGCCCCTCTCCAAAAATGCATCTCGCACCGTGCCAGATGTCTCACAACCAATAAGTACCTTCATGAATTTGCTCCTTCTAATATAAAACACTTGTGGTGTACTTGTGACTTTGCCACAACAAACAAGGGCCGTCAACTATTTTTTTTAAAAGTGTTTACATATACAACGTTTCCAGAGATTTTTATTTTTTTCATCTCCGACAGGGCAAAATTCTGTAAACAACGTAAACAGGTAAAATGAAACAGGTAAAAAGTAAATAGATACAAGGGTCTAGTACCTCGGTCCTTGTTTACGGTGATTAAATATTAAGCGTAAACAGTTTACAAAATAACGTAAACAATTAGGGGGTAAGCAAATATCACTACTCAGCCCATGACAAAAAAAGGCCAAAGTGTTTACACTTTATCTCTGGGAACATCCTATATAGAAATCTTGGCAAGAGAGATTACTTGTACTAAGGTTGTGGAAAATCGGAGACAGGCATGGGTTCGGTAAAGAAAAAGATTGAAGAAGAACATGGTCGGCAACTGACCAACAGGCAACTTACTTTTGCACAGCACATTGTGGAAGGGATCTACTCCAACGCAGAGTGTGCAAGGAAGTCTGGATACAAAGAGGATCTTGCAAAAGAACATGCATCACGTTTGTTAAATGGTCGAGACTATCCTCATGTTGTGGAATACATTCAAGAGTTAAGACAAGAACGCGAACGAAGATATGGTGTGACAACCATTGGACAACTCGAGCGTCTGTTCAAATTATCTCTGGGTGCAGAAGATGCAGGACAATTCTCTGCGGCAATCAATGCAGAAAAGATACGCTCTGCTCTTGGTGGTTTGACCATCGACAGGCGTGAAACAATAAATACTATTGATCAACTATCGAGGGATGAAATAACTGCCCGACTTGCAATGTTACAGAAACAATATCCGCAAGCTTTCGTGATCGATGGCACAGCGGAGGATGTAACGGATGAGCAAAGGACCAGAGGCGAACTTTTGGAACACGTTGAGATCGAACCTACCCAAGAAAGCATTCGCGACACGGATTGAAAACGTACATGGGGGCGGTGTTCCTGATGTGCATATTGTCTGGGACGGCCTACCTTTTTGGATGGAATTGAAAACAACCAAAGGCAACGCAGTAAAAGTCTCATCTCATCAGGCCGCGTGGCATATGGCTTATTATGCCCGAGGTGGTCTTAGTTTTTTCTTAATAAAGGCCCTCTCTACGAAGGATATACATTTGTTTGGGGGGGATCAGGGTCCTGATTTAATTAAGGGTGGTATCTCTGCGGCCCGAGGCTCGAGGTTCTCGAACCCTGCGGCCTTGTTTGAAAGTCTGCGGCCTCGTTTGCTCGATCATTACTCTGCGACCCTGCGACCCTGCGACCCTGCGGCCTAGTTTATTTATGTGTCTTGTACCATAGGTACAAGTAAAGGGGGCCGTGGCCCCCTGGACTCTAGTCTTCGTTTAATTTTATATTTGAGAATTTAACGTATACACCTCCTTCCCCGTCGTCGTCTAACAATTCTTGGAACTCAACGTCACTATCTTTTACCAAGTTCCAAAGTTTATCAAAAAACTCATCTCTATCCATGTTTAGTGCTCCACTATTGCGATTGATTTTGCTAGGCTGGATCCCTTGCAAAGCTTGCAAGCTGTGCATTGGACCCGTCGCCCTGCTTCCTTCGATGCAGGACACAAGGCTTCGTTCGTTTTGTCGAGGTCGCCAAGATCCATAATCACTCTAAAAGTTCTTCGACCCTCGGCCCAATGGGCCTTTGCTTCGCTGTGACTATCGGCAGATTGCATTGCAATATCTGGACGCCATGGTTTTTGGTGCGTGTATGCGGTCCATGTTTCACACTCGGCTAGTAATTCGTCCCAGATGTGAGCGGGAACGGCGGCGGGATCACCATATGTCCCAACTCTAACGAACCTATCGCGGCCCATGGTACGCGCCGCGCCTATCGGATATACTCCGCGCTTGTAGGCTTTCCATACAATCAAGACACCTTGACCGAGATTAACATAACACTTGCGGCCCTTAGCAATTTTGCGCTTGGGATCCGTTGTTACTTCGCCGCGCATGGGACACTCACCGCAAATAGAATAGTCTTCGCCAGTCTTCGAAGCCTCGAGCGGGTTTATATCCTCGCGCAATATGTAAGTTTGAACGACCTTGCCCGTTTTGGTATTACGATTTGAATATGTCGCAATAACTACGATTGGTTTATTATCCAATAAGCTAGGCCCGTTGTAGATAATAGCTGATTTCATTTTTGTTTGTTCCTTCTAATTAACAGTTTGATATTAACAGACCACAAGTAAACCACAAGTAAAAAGTTTTCTTTATATCTCTGCGACCTTGCGGCCTTGCTTGATACTCTGCGGCCTTGCCGCCTTATGTCTTTATTGTTCTTTGTAAAAGTGAAGGGGCCTTGCGGCCCCTGGTTTATGTTTCTTCGAACTCGGCCTTGAGTGAATAGCGGCCTGGATCGTGCGTATCATTCCATTCTTTGCACCAGGCTATTGCTTCCTCTTCGGTTGCGAAGGTTTGCTTTTTCCAATTGGTGGAAGGCATACGATAGCGGCGTCTACCTGCCTCGGGTTCTAAACCCTCGGGCCAGTCTGGATTTTCTTTCCACCATGTCCTAGTAAATACTCGGTATCCCATAAAAAATAAGAGGGGCCGAAGCCCCTCCCCTCCCTAGTCCATGAGTTCATATGATATCGAAGACTGAATGTCCTCGAGGATCTGACGTTTAACCCCTTCCATCCTGCGACGGATCTGGCTGTCTTCTGGCAGGTTCTTGATGACCTCGCCAAGTTCGCCAAGATCGATCTTGATCTCGGCCTCTAGGTTGCGGTGTGTTGTATAACCTTTTTTCATAGGTTGCTCCTTCGAAGTTAAGATAGGCACCATTGCCTATAAGAAAACAGTACCATGGATCCAACAGGCTGGCAACAACTAAATCACAAGTAAGGCATATAAAATATAAGACGCTGCGACCTTGCGGCCCCATTAAAAAACCCTGCGACTTTGCAGTCACAGGGTTCAAGGAGCATGGCGCATTTACCCTGCGCCTGGGTATTACTTCCCGCAGCAGGGGCACTTATCTTTTTTCAAAGTGTTTAGCCTGGTGCTTATCGATGTGGTAGTTCGATCAATTATCCAGGCTAGACAATGGATGATGTCACCGCGCTTGCCTGTGCCCTCGAACTTGTTCATGAACGAGAGGATGAAATCATCCTCTCTCTTTTCCCATGGGAGGGACATCCGAACCCAGCTAGAACGAACTTGTTCATCCCATTGGTTTAAGTTTAGTTTGTGAACTAGGTTTCTACCATACTCGAGGGCACGTTTGAACTCATCGTCATAATCCCATGTGCCTTCGATCACGGGGTGTCCGTTCCTGTATTCCCCTGTTCTATATACTCTAGGTTTTATTTTCATGGTGTCACCAGCAGCAGGATGAACAGCATTGCAAACAATGCAATGCCGCCCAGGATATCATCGAGCACCGTGGTCTGACGACCACGGCACCATTTGATTAATGTTTCGATAGCGTGATACATTACTCTGCCTCCCTTGGCTCTAATGAAGTTCCGTTTGCCCATGCTATCGCACAACTACTAGTGCAAAACTTACCTCCATTTAGTTTGTAGGTTTCCCCGTCCCAAACATCAGTATGATATTTATTAAACAATTTATGCTTGTGCCTTTTAACAACTACTTGATTTCCATTGTATGGTTCTTCTGTGTAAACACTTTCGCAATACTTTGAACCAGCCTTGCCACACTGTAGGCACTTTGGTTTGTAGTTATATGTCATTACATGGTGGGTCATTACACTGTACTCCTTCTGGTTAAATGCATTGGATGCCAGCCCCTCGAGGCTGGACACCAATATACTTAGCCTGGATACTCATCGCGCCATGCTGGATCCGCATCCACAAGTATTCCGTTCTGGATCACTTCAGCAGCGTATCCATCGCCTAGCTCGTCATCGACCCATGGCGAAGACGTAGCCATAAACCATCGAGCGTATGGATCTTTGCGCTCGGCATCTGAGTGCTTGTAGGTTTTCAATACTTTCCAGATCCAACCCGTTCGAGGATCTGTGTAAGTTGCGTATGGATTGCTAGCTTTACGGGATTTTCCGAATGATGTTCTTGGCATTTGTTTACTCCTTCTGATTAAATGCAAGTAGAGTGTACCCCGCCAACAAGCGGGGCACAAGTGTTTATTTAACTTCTTTAAGTTCATCGAGCACTTGCTGCAATATCTTTGCTGCTGTATCGTCTCGCTTTGCTTGTAGTAGCACGAAAACCATGTTGATTTTCTGAATTAACTTTTCACCTTTAGTCAATCCTTCGTGTAAGTCTACTTGTTCCATTTGTTTACTCCTTGTTAAATGGTGGGGAGCCTCGGCTCCCCGTTTGATTTACTTCCAAGTGAAAGTTTCTTTTGCTTTACCTAGTCTCTTGACTCGGTCAAATTCTTCTTGACCGTAAAGTTCGATGAACAATGCTCGAGTAGGTGACAGTTCAGGTTGCTTGCCTGTAACCATCTCAGCGTAACCGTCATCGCATGCCATCTCTTTGGTAGCCATGACCAACGCCTTGATATCCTCTTGCATTTCTTTGAGCATATCGAGACGCTTCTCATATTCTTCGCGGCTAGTTGATACGCTTGGGATCTCAGCATCGATGATCTGATTTAATTCTACTGTAAACATTTTGTTTGCTCCTTGTTAAGATGGTCCGCTTGATTGCTTTCCATATCTAAGATATGGGGCCTAACTTGTAGAAAGTCAATAGGCAGCCCACAAGTATTTTACATTTATTTAAATTAATTTTATCGATATCCAAAAAAGATGTCAGCTGCTGACTGCTGCGATGCAGCGTGTTTAGGGGTTACTGCGCCGCGTTGCAGCATTTGCTCGAGCAACATCGAACCCCCCACCCCCCTATTTGCTGGGGTACAGCGACACATACGCGCTATATATACAAGTTTGACAAATTCATTCATTGGTAATTCTATTGGAGTCCCATGCCCTCCAAAAAATCGCGGGTATATTTTCATTTGGGTTTGTTGTACCGTGGTCCGAGAAGCGTGGGGCGAGAACATTGTTTGGTTATCAGATATTGCGTGGTGAGTTAAGCGAGACTGTAGAGTCTGCATTTTGTGAGATGGGGCGTTTAGCTTTTGAGGAGAGTTCTTTTAGGGACTTGATTGAGTTTGACGAGAGTAAGTTGTTGGAGGTAGCTAGGAAGTATGCTGTTGATGATGGTCATGTATTGATGATTGCGTTGGATGATGAGCGTCCAATTGGTGTATTTGCTGGTCACACGAGTGATTTTTATTTTAGTTCTGACAAATTTGCTCGAGATGTGCTATGGTATGTGAGAGAAGAGTATCGAAAGTTTGGTGTTGGTTTGGGTTTATTGGGATTGTTTGAAGAGTGGGCAAGGCTTGAAAATGCGAAGATGGTTTACCTGAGTCAGGATTCTGGTATAAACGTAGATAAGTTTAATCGCATATTGGGCAAGAGAGGCTACAATCTTGTTGGTTCGAATTATAGTTTAGGAGTTAGCTGATGCGGCACTCGTTATTTAATCCGTTATTTGATCGTAGAGTTTTCATGGGTGAGCCGAGTGGCGGCGGAGGAGGGGGCGGTGGTTCTAGTTCCTCGGACAGAGATTCTTCTA